ACCAGCACCTTGAATTAATAATATACCTGTTGAAGCATGTACTTTTTCAATTTTACCAATTTTTTGAACTTGACTAGATTCACCACTTGGTTGTGTTTTAGTTAATTTACCTGCTGTAGTATCTACAAATAAACTATCACCTTCAATCCAAGTACCACCAATATTTTGTGTTGTATCAATATTAGTCATTTGACCAAATGTTAAAATATCAACTTCAGCATTTAATGATACTGTAGCATTTGCAAGACCAACTGCTGCCATTTTAGAACTATCATCAGCATCCGCTTTTGATACAACTGGGACATTACCACTTACACCTGAAATATAAACAACATCACCTTTTGTTAAAGCTTCTCCTGCTTGTGATTTCATTAAAGTAGCACCACGTAAATTACCAATAAATTCTGCAGCTGTTACTTCATTAAATGTTACATCATCAGTAGTATTTAAAGTTTGATCAAATGGATTAGAAGATAAACTTGATAAATCAACAGTATTACCATTTGAAATACTTAAATTTGGATTACTAAATGATAAAGTTTGACTATCAGTTTCAGATGTTAAATAACCTGCATCATTTGTCCATTGTGATATAGCACCAGTTTTATTTGTTAAATTATCTGAAGAACTTGCAGTTATAAATCCTGCTGTATTTGTATCAATAACTGTTTGAACTTTTGAATCAGTATAATATTTATTTGTTCCTTCAGCTAAATCAGAAGTTGTTTTACCAGATAAATCTAATGTTGTTGAAATAGAAGCATTAGCTGTTCCATCAAAACTAGCAGATCCAGTTATTGGGCCTGTTAATGAAATATTTCTAGCAGTAGCTAATCTTGTTGCTTGATCAGCAGAAGTTACAGCATCATTAATTTGTACATATGAACTTCCTGACCATCTATAAACATCACCTGTATCTTGAGCAATATATATTTTACCTGTTTCACCAGTTACTGGAAATGAAGCAAAGTTTGCATATTCTTCAACATCATCAACATAACTAGGTAATTGTGAAGCAGCAACTTTACCAGTACCATCTAAACCAGCATAACCATTTATTTGATTTTTATTACTTGTTTGTTCAAATTGTGTACTATCCAATCCATCTATAGTTCCTGCATCAACACTTAAATTATTAACAAATGTTGTATCAACACGTGCATCTATAGCTGCATTCATTGAACTAGTATCAACTGTACCGGATGGGCCTTGTGGTCCTGTTGCTCCTTGTGGTCCTGTTGCACCTTGTGGGCCTGCTACACCTTGAATACCTTGATCACCTTTAGCACCAGCCGGACCGGTTGGGCCTGTTAAACCTTGTGGGCCTTGAGGACCTGTTGGACCTTGTGGACCTGTATCACCTTGTGGGCCTTGAGGACCTGTTGCTCCTGTTGGACCAGTTTGATTTGAAACTTTTATTATTGGAGGAGTTCCATCTACTTTAATTGTCATAATTATTTAATTCCTTTATTGAGGTTGATATCTTATTACAAATACGAACCTTATAGATTTTTTAACTTCAGGACTACCTGCAGCCCATTGAACTTTCATAACCACAATATATGGTGATGTATCATCAGGAGCAGCAGTAAAACTACCTTGATCTGATAATAATGTTTCAGGTACTAATAATTCAAATTTACCAGCAGTACCAGTATTATGTATAAGTTCTGCTTTTGTATATGAATGTTCAGTTGCAGTTGGTTCTTTTGTTAATGAATCAATTACAATAGATCCTCTTTTTCTTGTAACAGTTGCTTCAAATAATTCAGATTTTATATCAAAAGTAGTAGCGGCATCACTAAAATCTATAGTTCCATCTTCTACTGATATTAAAAACTGATTACCTTCGGCTACTTCTCGAGCAATAATATTATCTGCTCCTCCTAAGTAATGTTGTATGTTTGATATTCTCATATTATCTCCTGTAGGTTAGTTATGAGTAAATATATATCTGTGGACATATATTTATTTTATTAAGTTTGTTTTACCCAGGCAGTACCATTCCATTTATAAATATATTCAGCAACTAAAACATCGCTGTTACTATCTGTTATTGTGTAAGTACTTCCTTTGTTAGTATAAATTGTTGCACCAGTATCATCAATACCTAAAGATAGGCCAGTAATATCACTATCATTGCTTACTCTATAAGCTAAATATATTTTAGTAGAAAAATAAATCATTTCTGATCCACTTAATACTGTATCAGGACTATCAACTGGTATATTATATATTTCAGAAACAGTTAAAGCTTCAGTATCAATAACATATTGACCGTTTGAATTGGCAATTATGTCAAAAAATCCATTTACTAATGCTGCAGATCCATTTGACATACCATCAAAAGCAAATTCTGGAGTTTTTATAGTAGCTACTTTATATCCTGGAAATATAGTTCCTAAAGTATTTTTAGTAGTTTCAAACCACGAATAATCTGTTGCAGTATTTGAAAATACATCTTTATTAGCTAAAGTTACAGATCTTAAACCATAATAATCTGGTGTTTTTGAACCCAATGTTGTGATTGAAGCATTACCAACACCTGTTGTAAAATTACCTATTGTATTTCCTGTACCACTATTATTAGATACAAGTAATTGATAAGTATTATTTACATATCCATTATTAACTGCAGTAAATCTAATTTGATTAGTAACCGGTTGATCTACTTCAATAGTCCAGTCAGTTATTAAACTATTAACATTGCCTATTATATCTGCAATTGTATTTACAGCACCAGGTAAAGCTGGATTAAAACCAACAAAACCTTTATTATAATCAGCTGAAGTACTTCCTGGTTTAGTTACTTGAACATTAGTTTTTCCAGCATCATCAATATCTGTTTGTGTTGTACCCAAAATACCTTGTGTAATACTTTTTGTAATATTTGAATCAGAAAAAGTAAAATCTAATCCAATATCATCTTGAATTGTTGTAGTATAATTAACTATTTTTGAATCACCTGAATCTATTGAAGCTGTTATATATCCACTTAAAGAAGCATTTAATGCATTTTTAAATTCAAGAGCACCCGCTGTTGCATCTAAATTATTGCTAAATGATGTAGTAGTTCCACCAGTAAATGTAACCTTATTAAATAAAGGCTGTCCATCCATAGTTTTTGTATATAAATCAGGAGCAATAATATTATATGTTTCACCTAATACCCCAGTTCTTGTAATTGAAGCATTACCAAAAACAATATTACCTGCATCCGGTCCAGTAATAGATCCGTTACTTACAGTAGCAGTCCATAATTCACTAGGGTTTGAATCAAATGCAATTGACCCAGTAAATGTAATTGTTTTAGTTGCAGTATCATATGTAGCAGTATAATTATTAGGAGATTCAGTAGTATTATTTATTAAATCTGCTAAATTATTTCCAATATCATCTGATTGATCATCAGTTTCTAAATTAGCTGCAACATTCAATGTTAATGTACCTGTTCCATCAGGTTCAGTTAAAGTTATATTTGTAGCAAATGAAGTACCTGCTCCATCTGTTTCATGTTCATAATTATGAATAATATTTGTACCATCACCAGCAACATCATTAATTGAAAAAGATGTTACTTCATTTGAAGATGTACCTAAATTAACTATTATTTCATATCCTGAAAAATCAACAAGACCACTATCAGGATTTATATCATCTACATAAGCAGGTAATGAAACAGTTACACCACTTATACCTAATCCTAATATTCCTGTTCTAATTTCAGATAATGCATCAATAGCACCAACACCATTTGATAATGTAGCATTATGTAAATATCCTAAAGTACCTAAATTAACTGAATATTGTGTATTTGATCCTGCACTCCATCTTGTTTCTGAAGTAGGTTCAGTTGAATTATAAATATATAAGTCATTATCTAAAATAAATTCTTTACCAAATCCAACAATATCTGCTGAATCTGAATAAGTAAATTGAGATGAATAACCACCACTATCAGTAAATATTTGTGTATTTGTAGTTGTTACTACAGCAACATTAGTACTATCTATAATATGAATATTTTTTAAACTATTTCTTACATTAATACCAGTAATAATATCTGAGCCCGACCATGTTCCTGCGTTTGCGTAAACAGAACTGATTGCCATTTTTAATTTCCTTTATTAGTTAAATTGTCCACCACCAGTTGCAATAAAATCATTATAATCTATTGAACTTGTTGCAACAACTTGTGAAGCTGAATTAGTGTAAGTAATTACATTATTATTTGCGCTAGCGCTAAAATTAGCTAAATTATCAATTGCAGAAGCTATAGCCGTAGCCGTACCTGCAACAGTTGAAGACATAGTATCTGTTAAATCACCATAATCTGTTAAAGATAATTCCCATGCTCTGATTGGATTACTAGTATTATCATAATTACTATCTAATGTAATTGTATATGTATTTGTTGTTCCAGGTCTGGTTAAATTTATTTCTCTAACAGTTGTGCTTGTAGTAACTTTTATAGTATCATCATCTTGTATTTTAATTGATATAATACCACTAACAGTTTCAACATCTTGAAAAACTTTTTCATATCTATGATAATATCTAATTTTAGTTCCATTATACCACACAATAATTTTATCATTTGTATCTACAATGTTATTGCTAATATCTAAATTTGATATTGTATCTAATATTGCCATTATTTTATTCCTATATTAATTAAATTGTGCACCACCTGTAGCACCTGTTGTGCCAGGTATTAAATAAACATTCCATATTTCACCTTCAGTAACTGATGAATTATAAAGTAAAACATCATCTCCCATATTAGAAACATTAAAGTTTTGAACACCACCTGCATTTGTTCTTGCAAAATATGTCCAAGCATTATTAACTAATTTAAATGAAAATAATTCAGTATTAGACATTACATATGCAGTTGAAGTACCTATAGATACAGATCTTCCAAAACCGCTTGATACACCATCAGGAACTAGTGAACTTAATTCTAAAATACCATTAACTTTAACACTATTAGATGAAGAATCTGCAGTTAAAAAACCAGCTGTATCCCAATCTTTAGCATTTGCAATTACTTTTCTAGATGTAGCATTTTGTATATCATCAGCTAAATTAATATGTAATAATTCTTTTTGTGTTACATTACCTCTTGTTCCTGTAAAACTTATTTCTTGTTGTTCTGTTACAGCAGTTCCTGAATTAAAACTTGCTGGAAATGTTACAGATCCAGAACCATCAGTACCACCAGTTCTTGTAATTGTATTAATTGTAGTTCCTGCATAACCTAATTGTTGAACAGCAGGAGCATCGTTAAATGTATCTCTCATATTAGACCCAGTATTACTGTCACCATATCTAATTTGAGTAAATCTATTTACAACTCCATAAGGGTTTTTTGTATCATTTGGATCTACAATAATTCCAGAAACACCTGAAGTAATACCACCAGCACCTGGTCTAAATACACCAAAATCATAAGCATTAGAAAAGGCTCCTCTAGCAAATTGATTTATTGGTCTTACCCAAAATACTAATGTATCTGTAAAATCTAAATCAAACACTTTATGTGTAATTGTAGCACCTTCAGTAAATGGACCTGTTGATGTTCTAAATGAAATATTAAATTCTCTATCAGCAATAGGATCACTAACACTATCTCCAACATATATTTCAAATGTTTCAGTTAAACCGGTTGGAACAGTCCATTGTAATTCTACAAATGGTGTAGAAGAATCTGTATCACTGTTAACTGATGTTAAATCAGTAATTGTTCCAAAATTTCTAGGATTAGCTAAGTTTGTATTTGGAACTGTTTGAAATTCTGTTAATGCTTGTTCTGCATATGCTGTAGCGTTATATTCTTGTGCAGTAATATAATATCCTGATACACCATCAGTATTCATTTCAGTTTCAGTAATAGAATTAATTTTAAATAGTTTATTAGTAAAACCATAAGTACTATTTGTAACTGATATTATATCTGTAACTTGTAATGCTAAAGCTCTTGTATCTGTTTTAAATGATACAATTAAATTATCTCTTGATTTTTTAATAATAACATTAGCAATTCTTTCAGCCATAATATTATTATTTACATATTTTAATCTTGTATCTTGAACTAATTCAGGTTCATTATATGCTTTTTGATTACTGTCTAAGCTTAAAAATACTTGATCATCTTGAAATTTTTGATCAATAGAATTAAATGAAACATTCATTTTATTTAATGTACTATTAAAACCATCATTAACTATTGTAACATCACCATACATATTATCAGGATTAAATGACATTTGAGATGTTCCTGTAGTATCAGAAATAACTTGAAATTTACCTAAATGATAACCAAATATTGCTTGAGAACAAACTACTAAATCAGAAATATTTAAATCTCTTGTATCATTAGTATTTAATCCACCATTTGTTGTGTATCTTTTAGCGCTTACTGTAGCTCCATTTTTATCTGTATGTGAAATTAAAGTATCACAAAATGTTTTATGAGCAGCAAATGAATCTAAATCAATATCGCTATCTGATATTACATCACCACAGCCATAAAAAGTATTTGTTAAATAATCTAATAAACATTCAGCTGGATTATTTGAATATGATAAACCACTAGATAATGTTGATCCAGTAAAAGTTCTAACTAATTTACCTTGAACTTCTGCACCTAATTTATTTGTTAAACCTGTTACAGATTCATCTCTATTATAATTTAATTCTACATATAAATATGCAACATTTGGCATTGTTCTATTTGCAGCATTAGTATTCCATTTAGTAGAAAATGTTTCCATAGGAGAACATCTTCCACCAGCTTTAAATTTTTTAACTATTAAATTTCCATTTAAAAAATCATCTGTGTTACCATCTGGATCTGTTGCATTTGTTACATTACCATCACTGTCTAATGTTAATCTAAAATTATCCCAATATATATCATCAATACTTTCAATAGGCCCCTCACATAATGAAATAATAAATGCCATTGTTTGATTATCAGATGTTATATCTGCAAATGTAATTGAACCAAATACTTTTCCTTGCCCATAAATAACAGGAAGTTTATTATTAGGATCTGATGCAATTCTTTGTCTAATTCCAGGATCAGGGGCTGTTTCACCAACACCTGCATTTGGTATATCTGGTGCAAATAATTTATTTGTAATAAATGAAACTGCTACTGACAATGCAAATCTAGCTATCATTCCTTTAACACCTGCTGATGTAAGTAATGTTATAACTGGTGCGGCTGCTGCCATAATTAAATTTCCTTTTTATACATTGATTGAAATTCTTTATAGTTCAATTTATTAAAATTAATATTTGTTTTAGGTATAGAATAAAAAATTATATCTTTAACTTCTTTATGATTTTTTATTTCTTTTTCCAATTTTTTATTCATTCTATAAAATATAGATGAACCTCTCTTATTAGGATGAACCCAAGTTAATAAAATATGTAATTGTGTTATGTATGGGTTTAATAAATTAGGTATTTTCATTCCTAATAACACACCATCTATAACTCCATTTTCATCTTCTGATATTATTGCAGTTTTATCTTTAGCTATTGCTTCCATTAAACCTTTATAATATTCTGTATTATCTTCTTTAAATTGACCAAAGTCAAATTCTTTTCTATGTTGTTCAAGTAATTTTACACCTTGATCAACATCTTTATATTCTCCGATTCTTATCATTATATTTATTCTCTATTAGTCTTCTGCTCCAAATCTTGGATTAAAAAGAACCATTGAAGCCACAAATTCCATTGAAGCATCATTATTTGTATATTGTTTAAATGAACTATCAGATGTAAATCTACCTGATTTAGTATCTAATAAGGCCCCTACTATATTTTTACATTCAACACTTATATTAACATCGCCCTTTTCAGTATTTTCTTCATCAACTGAATGTGAATTAATTATACCTTGCCATTTTTGATAAACTTGTCCTTCAATAGCACCTGTTTCATCATTCCAAAAAGCCTGATATATTGTAACTATACCACCAATAGCATTTACATTTTCTAAGGCAGCTATAATTGTATTTGGTAAACCATTTAATTGTATAGTTACTGAATTAGTTTTTACATCTTGTGTTTCTTCAACAGCAGATAAACCAATTATGTTTGAACCAGGTAAATATGTATCACCACTATATGTAATATTTGTATATCCAGTATTTAAAAATAAACTATCATTATTATCTGAAGTAACTTGAAATTTAATTAATTGAATTGGATAAGTTTTTCTATTTGCAACTTCAGCTAATGTTGTTGAATCTATTGTTTTTACCATTATAATATCTCCTGAAAATTAAAACTATCATAAGCATAATAATTATATCCTGGACCAGGAACAACTGTTACATTTGGTCTACCATTTAATAACATTTTAAATTGTACACCATTACCATAAGTAAAAGTATCACTGCTTGTAATAGGATTAATTGCACCAGTCATTAATTTAAAAGTTAATAAATTACCACCTGTTGCAGTTGCATCAGCTTTAATTTGATAAACTTTTGAACTTGAACTAAATTGTATAAAATCACCAGCTTTAACATTACTTGATAAATCTACATTAGATAATTGAACATCTTCACCACTTGTATTTGCATCAACAACTGTAATTGTTAACCCAGATTGTGCAATTATAGATCCATTAGCAAAAGTTAAATTAATTGTTGATGGTAAATCAGTTGTTTTAAAATCTATTCCATCTGTTATACCTAATAATTCTGCTTCAACTTCATCATATTTTGTTTTAGTTAATAATGGTAAATTTACTTCCATAGAATAAAATGTTGGGCTGCCTCTTTCTATTCTTGCATAACCAGAATTTGATATTGATCTTCTGACTCTGGAAGCCCTATTTAAAGAGACACTATTTGTATATTCAAATATTTTTGACATTATCTTTTCCTATTCCTTAAACCAGCAGTATTTCTAGTAAAATTTCTATTAGCTCCACCTACTTCAGCAGGGCTACTTGTTATAACAGCTTTAATTTGATCAATTGCTCTTTGATCTACATTTCCAGATATATTAAATGTATTATTAGTTACATTTCCCATATTTCCTTGAGCTTGATTTCTTGGTATTACAACTTCACCTGGTGTTAATAATGCAGGTATTCTATCTGTATATGGTGCACCACCTGGTACAACACCACCTTTATTAAGGCCTAAGAAAGAAAAGAAACTACCACCAGAACTACCACCAACAGCGGCAGTTGCAGTTGCTAATGCTAATTGTTGAGCCTTTTCTGATGTAATTTGTTTTTCTATTATAAGTTTTTTATTTCCAAAACTTTCAAATAATCTTTCTATTCCAGCCTCAATAGTTTTCTTTATAATAGTTTCAGCTATAGTATTTAATATGTTTTTAAATATATTTTTAGTAGTTTCTAATAATGAATTACCTTGTCTTAATCCTTCTAAAAATGTTGTGCTAATTGTATCTGAAATTAATTTAGCTTCAATACCAGATTCTTCTAAAAGATCTCGGTATGTTCTTGCATTTGCATTAACTATAGCTTGATCCCTAATATAGGATCTATTCATATTAAAAATTCGCTCATTTAAAGCGGCTATATCTTGTTGTTTTTTTAAAAAATCAGGATCACTTGCAGCACCAAAATTAGGTCTTGATCTAGGATCCCTTTCAGCTCTTGGTGTAGTTCTTGTTCCTGAAAATAATTCTTTTTGTTTTCTATTTAATTTTGTATAAGCATTAACAACTTCATTAGCTTCTATTCTTATTTTTTCTAATTCTGCAGCTATTTCCTTAGCAGCTTCTGCCGCCTCTTTTGATTGTTTTGGAAATATTTTTAATTTAGAAACAAAATTAAGAACGGCTAATTGAGCCTCTTTCATTTTAGTAATAAAATAATCTTTAATTGTATCTACAACTTTCATTATAGCATCATTAAATGCAATAAATGCTACAACTGCTACTTGTATAGCTGTTATAATAATACCAACTATATTAGCTCTTAAAGCTATATTTAAAGCAGCTAAACTAACTGTTGAAGCTTTTATATTTGCTGCTAATAAAACAAATTGTGAAGCAACTCCTGCAACAAATGTAGATATTTTTAATCCAATAAATACTTTAAATGCAAGAACTAAAGCATCAATATTTGTGGCTACAAACCTAATTGCATTTTCAATACTTTTAAAAGCTCCTGCTAAATTTTCACCAACAGTTCTAGCTAATGATTTTAATTCAGCATCATTTCTTTTAAAATTACCTACTAAATCAACTAATTGTTGTTTAACACCTTCAAATAAAGGTTGAGCAGCGGCTTGTCTAAATCTAAAATAAGCATCTTCTACAAATGAAACCTGTGCTTCTAAAGTTTGTTCAAAGTCTTTCGTTGCACTAGAAAATTGACCACCACTACCAAATACTTCAAAGAATCTTTTTCTAGTTTCTTCAATTGATACTTTAGCACCAGCTTCAAAGCCTAACATTGCTCTAACACCTCTTTCCCTAAAGACGTCAGCAGCGGCTATACCACCAGCAAATGCTCTTTGAATTTGTTCAGCAGTTTGTCTAAAATCAAGACCTGTAGCTGCAGCAACATTACCTGTTATTTCTAATACCTTAGCTAATTCATCAGCATCTTTAGCAATAACAGCTAGGTTACCAGATCCAGCTGCAATAGCTTCTAGTGAAAATGGAACTTTACTAGCAAATTGATTTAATACATCAAATGCTTTTGCACCCTCTGAAGCTGAATTAAATAATAATTTAAATCTTACTTGTAATGACTCAGTAAGTTGACCTGCTTGAAATGTATCTCTTATAAATTTACCAATACCAAAAGTAACAGCAGCCAATGATGCAGCAACACCAACTTTTAAAGTTGTTCCAAGTGCTGCAAAAGTTGCTCTTGATTTAGCAGCTGCAGTTTCTAATTGTTTTAATCTTCTTGAAGCTATAGTAGCATTAGTGCCTAGTTTAGTTAAACCAGATTGTAATGAATTTACTTGGCTCTGTCCCTTTACATTAGTAATTATATCTAATTTTACAGCCATTTTTCCTTATCCGTTAGTTATTTCCACATTAACTTCATCAAAGTATTTTCTAAAAGCAGCCTCTATAAATTTAGTAGGTGCTTGTTGTGAATGCCCATTGTTAAGGAATTCTATATATGTTGTACCATTTGTAACAATAATTTTATTTGATTTATCTTTTGGAACCAAAATATTTATATTAGATGTTAAAGCAGGCTCGTTTTGATTATAATATGTTTCAGTGTATCCAATATACCAGCTATTTCTGGCTTGACCAGTATCAACTGGAGTTGTTAATTTTACATCAGCAAAAGCTTTTAATGCTCTTGATCTAAATTCCTGTTCAATTGCTTTATTAACATCTTTTGCAAGATCTTTAGCAGCAGTTTTTAAACCAATAGTAGTTATTGCCATTATATTAATTTACCCTTATTTATACCTTTTTTAATAATGTATCTTTGTGTACCATTGGCACCAATATTTACTTCTTTTTTAAGGTTTTTAAATAATTCTTTTTCTTTTGAATTTCTTTTAGCAACATTACTATACTGAATTAATGTTTTAGTATCTCTCATAATTGCCTTTCAAGTGGGCAGTTTACACCGCCCTACTATTATTCAGATTTTTTAGCTAAGCTTTTTAATTTATTAAAACCAGCTTCTAATTTTAAATCTTTTTGTGTATTACTATTCTTCATCATTCTTAACGAAGGAAATAATTCATTTACCCTTAATGGTTTAGTACCTTGGTATGTAGTTTGAGCTAATATAGCAGTTCTATGATCTTCTCGCCAACCATAAGGTCTTTCATTAAAATATTTTATCCAACCCATATATTCTTTACTGGACATATTATAAATAGTATCTAATGTAACACCTAATTGATGAGCTATTTCATATTCTGCTAACTCTTCTTCCCCAATTCACCACCTTTGTCATCTTTAGCAGCTAATCCGTTATATTCTAAAATATCTTGAGATAATTTAGTTAATGCTTGAATAGGAAAGTCTTCAAATTCAGACTCTTTCATATCTTCAGCACCTACAACAGTTTGTTTAAATATAGCACTTAAAGTTTTTAAACCACTAACATCATCAGCTTTATTTTCATCTAATGATTTTTGTAAATCTTTTATGCCTTTAACTGTCAGCTGTTTGATTTCCACTTCCTGATCCAGAAATGGTATTTTCTTCGTTATTTGTATTATCTTTATGTGTTTCATTCTTTATTTCCTCTAAAGGTTTTATATATAAATGTTTATTATTCGATTCAAAGTCTTCCATCATTTTTCTAATTTTATGTAAAACATCTAATGTTTCAAAGACTTGTTGTTTATCCTCTACATCTTTTAATCTGTCATAAGTTTTTCTTATGGATGTATCTACAGATTTTTTTATATGCAAAGATGTTATTCTTAATACATAATATTTATTAAATGGTTTATCCATGATTTTTATCCTATACAATTTAATTAAGCTGGGCAATTAAGCCCAGCCTAAAAATTTTATTATGCGTCAGCAAATGGACCAGTATAGTCAGTTGAAGTACTTAAAGTCAAAGTTGCCTGATTTGAATCAGTCAAATTTGGAGATACTTCAAAAGAAGCT